CTATTATCTTCTTCGTATCAACTTCTCTTTACTTTCTTTTGCGCCTTTTGCGTTATTGCAAAAGCTAATTAGTATGAGCAAGACTCATGCCGATTTCACTTAGAGCTAAAGTGTTGAGTCTTAAAGTGTAGGTGAACGAATTGATTCTTATACTTGCAAAAGCTAATGATCTGCAATGCGACCGCTGACGGCTAGTCAGCAATCCATTTTTTCTGATATTCTTTCAGCGCGGTGTCGAACTTATCCTTAGCCTTGTCGCGCTTGGCTTCCAGCTCGGTGAGAGCTTCCTTCGCCTCCTTCAGATTGTTGACTCCGAATTCGTCTTCTAGCTGGGTCGTAATCTGCGTGAGAGCACCTTTGGCCCGGTCGGCTTCGGTCTTCGCGTTCTCCACATCTCGCTTGAGACGCCGGTAGGTTTCTTCTGAAATGACTTCGCTCATGGTATCAGTGGTTTGAAACATTCATTAAATTCTTCGTTGGTGAGGACGAAGCAGGTCCCTACATCAGGAGCGACAACCCAGTCACCTTCTTTCGCTTCGACCAACTTCCCATTCGTGTCTACTGCGGTCCACCCCTCTGCTTCTGGGATTTGGTGAAATTTCCTAGCCACCCAGACAGGGATGGGAGCTGTGCGACTGAATTGCCAAGCAGTCACGTCTTGCTTGTTTCCGATGGTGGCGCAGTGAGTGGCTTTCATGCGGGCATCTTCTTCATCTTCGCAACTCGCTCGTCACTTTCGTTTCTTGCTTCAACCTTGCCAGGGCGAGGTGTTTGACAGATCGGGCAGACCTTCCATGTCCGTGGAATGACGACCACCTGGGCATGGACTTGGTCCAAGTAGATAATCCAACCACCGCGTGGTTGATCTTGTGGTGACCCCCACTGGATATGTTGACACCAGTTCTTCATCCGACGGTCCCGGCCGAGAAGACTTTAGGCTGCCCAATAGCAACCCACAGCCGCAGAGTCTCGTCTAGCCCACTGTTGGTTTGAACGGTGAGGTCTTGACACTCCAGATAGAAGATGCGCTTGCCCTTGCTTGTGAATTCGCTGGGTTGGATGTAGGTTTCACCGTTGTTGAAAACCCTCACGTATCCTACCGGTATCGTCATTTTGGTTCCAGACATTGCTTTATGATCTGTTTGACAGCAGGTGTCAGTTCTTCGTCTCTCAGGTGATTCTCGACGGCCTCCCTAAAGTTCAGCCCGTGTTCGCCGAGTCCCTCTAGCCCGTCGATGAACTCTTTCATGTTCAACGGGACTTCTTCACGCTCGGCAATCTCTTCGTGAAACTTATCGGCCGACGTGTCTAGCTTGCAACGCTTCACCGTCCCGTCGCTGTAGATGATGCCCACGCTGGGATTGTAGCCAATCTCGTCAGACTTGCGACGGATGAATCCGCCGACATTGAGCACAGTGGTTCCTGTCTTGAGCTCGCTCAGGAAGCCCTTGTGGTTGTCGCCGAAGATAGCGACGTCGTATCCTTTGAGAGACTTCGCAAACTTGCTGAGATTGGAATCTTCAGGTGCGCCGGGATAGGAGTGGAAGTCGGTCCAGCAATACTGATGGATGAGTGCGACTTGAAGAAGATCAGGCTTTTCATGATCAGGAGGGAGTATCTCTGACCCCCATTCAAAACCATAGACTAGAAGTCCAATATCTTTATTCGTTCGCTTGCCGCTGATGTCCACGATCTTGCCTACTTGCTTGAGCACGCCGTAACCACTGCGATGGACTTGGTCTGTGCGATGATTAGGAAGGTCGTGCTGACCCGGCACACAGATCATTCCGTCCGGGAGATGCTGCAATGCGAAGTTGATGAGTTCGGGTGGTGCGTTCCACCTATCGAAGATGTCGCCGGCACAGAGGATTGGGAGACGACGACTCGGGTCATCAAATCCTTCGGTGATATCCTTCACTTGCTTGAGATATCCCGCCTGCACTTCTAGCCAGTCCTTATCGGCCCGGCAAGCAGGCTGCAAGAGGGACAGGTGCAAGTCTGCAATCGCTATGGCAATAGGTTCGCTCATATTGGCTTTTCGCACACCGGACAGTTCTTCCCTTTGGTTTGCTGGTGAAACTTGTTCTCGGCGAGCCGAAGCTTTTCCTTCCAGGTAGATTCGGCATTAGAGGCTTCAACGAGGCGAATGTATTTAAGCCTTAAATTGCCAGCCTTTCCAACCGCATCCTGCCATGCATCGTAAGCAGTCGTGACAGAATCGAGAGGAGGTGGGGCTTTCACCTTCTGCAAGGCTTCAACCTGCTTGATAAGGTCTCTCAGCTCATCAGCCGAGTCATTGAGTGAGATGGCTTCAGCTCCCAGCGCGACGATATCCTTGCCTTCTGTGAATTTCTCTTCAAACTCGGTGATGCGAATCTTCGCTTCTCTCACTCTGGTGATGAGACTGCCGAGCTTGGTGAATCTCGCTTCGATGGTGAGTAGGCTCTCGTTGTCGAGCTTGAGGAACTCAAAGTCGGTGATCCGGTCCTCCATTGGCTTAAGCTTCTCATACTCACTTTTCGCTTCGGTGAGACGCTCGTTAGTGAGACTGATTCTCTCCTGGGACCTTCTCACTTCTGACGCAATGTTGCCGAGCACGTCGTCGATGACGCTGAGATCGATGACCGAATTGAGACGACGAGACACCTCGCCGGCAGTCTCGTTGAACCAGAAAGGGCTGTCATGCTGCCCTTGGAAATTGATTTCGTTTAGATGGAGAATGTCACCTATCTGCTTGGGCACACCGTTGCCAAAGGCTTTGAATTCATTGCTGTCCAGCTCGTAGGTGTTGACGCTTCCGCCTGTTCCCCTAACTCGTTTGACAGTCCACTTACCTGGGTTCCCTTCCTCTTCGACGGTCAGCTTGACGATTGTCTTCTTCTCACCCTCTTTGATGAAGGCCTCACCGGCGATGTCATTCAAGCAAATCCACCTCAGGGCCCGAAGGATGGACGACTTACCAACATCCGTCGGGCCCTTTATGGTGGTGATTTGGGGGTCGATGTCTATTACCAGCTCGTCGTGCGCCTGGAAATTCACCAATTTGATGGAGACCATTCTCACAAACTATTATCTGCGCTTCACAAATTCCTGCATGAACAGTATGACGATTTGCTTCATCGTTTTGCCTTGCTTCGCGCAGGCGGCCTTGAAAGAAGCTTTCACCTTGATTGGAATCCCCTGGATGAGCAGTGTTTCGTCCTTCATTTTGTCATCCTTTCGATCAGTGCGTCGAAGATATTCAAGTCTTTGGCCGGCCTCTTACCGTCCAATATGGCATCGAGAATCTTCGTCTTCTTCCTGAGGATGTTAACCTGCTTCTCCTCTATCGTGTCCAAGGCCATCAGGTAATGAATAACCACTTTCATCTTCTGCCCAATCCGGTGAATACGATCTTCTCCTTGCAGCAGGTCTCCTGGTGTCCATGGAAGGTCCAGTGAAGCTAGGTTGGACGCGGCTGTGAGGGTGATGCCGATGCCAGCGGCTCGCCAGTTGCCTAGCAGCAGATCTACCCGCTTGTTGGATTGAAAGCATCGTCTGGTTTCTTCTCGCTGCCGCCCTGTCACCCGGCCGTCAATGACGACGGCTCGGTCGCCGAACTTCTGCTTCAAATGATCTATGACGAAGGTCCAGCACGTCATTGCAACGAGCTTCTCGCCGGGATGGGATTCATAGAACTCTTCAATCCACCGTTCGGTCCAGTCCATCTTCAACCTGGCAGCGAGTCGTATCAGGTACCCCATCTTTGCGAGTGCTTCGGCTCGCTTTGCTCGCTGGGCTTTCTGCGGACTGATTCGCCTAAGCCAAAGTAGGAAGTCATTCTCGGCTTGGTCATATTCTTCATAGGACTTGAGACGGAACGGAACCATCTGTCTCGTTTTGTCGGGCAGCTCTGTTAGCACGTCCTTTTTCAAGCGCCGAATCATGCACTCTCGGCGCAAGATCTTATGGAGTTCTGGCGTCCGCACAGCACCGTCATACACCCATCCCCACCGCGTCCATCGCGGTTTGCAGTATCGCCAAGCATATTCGTTGTGGTCGGGGAATAAGTCAGGTCTGATGGCCTTCAAGATTGTCCAAAGTTCAATCGGCCGATTGGTGAGAGGAGTGCCGCTAAGTCCCAGCACAGATGAAGCGTTCTCGGTCAATTGCAAGGCTGCTTTCGTTCGCTTGGCATCTTTGTTCTTGATGTAGTGACACTCATCTAGAATCACGCACTGGGGATCGGCCTTCAGCAGCGACGGCAACCAGGAGCGAAGGATGTCATAGTTGATGATGATGATGTCTTCAGATATGAGTTGGGGCCTCTGCCCCTTGTGATGTCCTTCAAGAACCTCAGTTCTCATGCCGAAGTGAAGAGCAGCCTCGCTCTGCCAGACGTATTTCATAGAAGCTGGGGCGATGATGACGACAGGACGTCGCTTTGGAATCTTCTTGATCCAGTAGAGGGCCTGAATCGTTTTACCAAGGCCCATCTCATCCGCCAGCAAGACGCGACCTTTGAAGCGGTAAATTTGCTGGACTCCTTCTATTTGAAAAGGTCTGAGTTTAGTCTCTTTCAAGTCTTCCCCGCAATCGCATCCCACGCTCGTGAAAACTCTGCGGACCTGTGCTCCACGATGCGCTTGGCGAGATCCAGCCTTGTGCCGGACGTGTCGAGTCCTTCATCCTGGCAGATCCCTACCATGCGTGCTTTCGTCATGTTGCTATTCGCCAGCATCTTCACTCCTGGAGCGGGTTGCTCGATCCGTCTCATCTGTCGTTGTTCTAGCGGTGTCATGCCCACGCCTCTCGAAACTTCGTCACAATCTCTTTGTGAGCCTTGTCCACTTCAGCTTTCGGCCTACCCTTGCCCACCAAGTAGTTCTTCACCTTGTGCAAGAGCTGTTTCGGCGTGCAGGCACCACCAAGCAGCTCGCCCGGCGTTTCAAGCAAGAGCTTGATGATCTCCTTCGCGTCCTCGGATAAGTCGCCTATCATGTCCAGCGTTGGACTTCTGTCAGGAGCCGCTTCACCGAAGATCTCGTCTTTCACTTCGATGAAGACGAGAGGTTCGACGGTGCGTTTGGTAATGAGGGTCTTCAAGTGGCACCATATCCAAGTGTAGACCCAAGACGAAAACTTCGTTCCTCGCTCAGGGTTGTAGTCGTAGCAGGCGCGGACGAAGGCGTAGTAAGCCTCCCTGCGAGCCTCTTCAAAGTCGATTGGGTATGTTTTGGTGAACTTCCAGGCAAGGTCGTAAATTAGCTTCTCTACCTTTGGAAGTTCCTCATCTGGATCGACGGCGGGCATATGGTTCATATGGTTCATATTGTGCATGGCAGTATAAGGCCTCTCGGCATCTCTGCAAGTATTATTTTGGTTGTCGTTTTACTTTCCCGCAGAGTATTTGAATCATTCCTACTACCCTCTTTGGCCGCTGCGGGCTGGCTTTGAGGATGAATTCTTTATGACCTCTCTTCAGCACAATCGCCTCGGTGATGGTGTATTCCTTCATTCCATTCGACCCGAGCGGGCGGTCCGGCTCTGGAATCTCTCGTGTGCCGAGCAGCTTGCCCGTCATCGCGTCCATGAGATCCTCTCGGTATCCTAAGACCTCGAATGGGCAGTCGGCTGGATTGAAGAAGGGAAAGGCTTTCATGCCACCTTCTTCGTCCTTCCCTTGAGCGGCAATGTCACCTTCCTGAATCGTTTTGTGCAAGGGTGGAAGATACCGACTTGCTCGGCGAGCTTGGCGAGTTCCTTCTCCAACCCGGCAGTGCATTCGGCGCAAAGACCGTTTCGCTTGCGCCACTTCCACAGCCGGTAGAGTGCGTCGAACTTCGCTTGTCGCTCTTGACAAGCGAGCCCTTTGAAAGCCCCTTCGACGACACTACTGCGAGCGTAGTAGACTTGGGAATAACCTCGTCCATCCATTGCGGCGAAGGCCTCATCGGACGTCTTGAACTCTTTCCCGTAAAGTTCGCCTGGGTAGTGCTTCCGGTTGATAACCCTGAACGGATGGGCGACAGTTTTGGTTCCGTCGCTGGTGGCTCCTACGCACCAGTCTTTCCAGGTGACTCGGACTTCTCGATTGTGTGGCATATGAATTATTTGGTTAAGGGTGTGACTGCAAATCCCCATCCGCAGCTGAGTGCGATTTGGGATTGGGTGGCGTTGGTGCGGAGAGTTTCAGTTTCGCGGGACGCGACGAACCCGTCCTTGCGAAGAGTAAGGACCACTGAGTCCTTCTGAACCTCCACTAGGTTCTTGTTGAATTTGAAAGTTTGCATGTTTGCTAACATGACTACTTATGAGCAAGACTCATGCCGATTTCATCAAGCAAAAGAAGCGTTGAGAGTCAATGAGTGTCTTTCACCACATCGTTTGCAGATGTAATAATGCAACGTGACCGCATTGCAAAGCAAAGCATAAGGCATGATCAGATAATAGGAGACATATACTCTGCTGCTGCCTGCTGGATTGATGGTTGTTCGGCGTCAATCGGTTGAAGGAAACCAGAGAAGCGGTGGGCCAGTTCGATACCGAGCACTGACTAAAAGCGAGGTGAATTTCATCCAGCGGTTTTGTTGATAACCGTGGGTTGCCTGCGAGTTCACGCAAGGTTAATGGCGAGCGCCAGACACGCCGAGGGCAACTGAAAGCATTCTTCGCGGAGACCGTCTTCTTGTTTCTCAATCCATCGAATACGAACAGAGCGGGTGGATTGCAAAGGAGACCATGCCGAAGGCATGGTGTGGGGTGGTTGATAATACTTTGCGATGACGATCCAGGAATTATTGAACGAATTGAAGATTGACTTCCTTGAGTCTGGTCATCACCACTGCCGGCCTGGGTGGGTTCAGCTGAGGGTTTGTCCCTATTGCGGTTCCAATCGTTACCATCTTGGAATCAACATCAGCGGCAAATTCAGTGCCTGCTGGCGCTGCGGTGGACACAGCCTCTACTGGCTCCTTATCGAATTGGGATCGTCTAAATCTCTCGCGTGGCAATTTGTTACTGCGGGCAAAGTAGCAAGCGCAGCAATCAAACACGAGAGAACGCAGATCGCGCTTAAAGAACCGCGGGGTGTAGGACCGTTGCAACCTGCACACGAGAGGTATTTAAGGGATCGCGGCTTCGATCCCGCTGACCTCCAGAGACTGTGGTCGATTGGAGGGATTGGGATATCTAGCCGACTATCCTGGAGGATCTACATCCCAATCTTTCAGAGATGGAAGAAGGTCAGCTGGACGACTCGTTCAATAGGAGACAAAATCGGCCAACGATATATTTCAGCTGGCATTGATGAGAGTTCCGTCAGTGTCAAGAATTGTGTCTACGGCCAAGATTACTGTTCCCATACCATCGTGGTGGTCGAGGGCCCGGTTGATGTCTGGAAGATAGGGCCGGGGGCAGGTGCTTTGCTAGGGACTACCTTCACCACAGCTCAAGTGAAGAAGCTCGCTCAAATCCCTCGCAGGTTCATCTGTTTCGATTCGTCAAAGGAAGCGCAAAGCAAGGCACGCGAGCTGTGTGAGCAACTCGCGTGCTTCGCTGGAGAAACGACTAATCTAGTTATCGACGCTAAGGACCCTGGTGAGGCTTCATTGAAGGAGTTGAAGAGGATCCGGCGCGCCGCATGCCTTGTCTGAAGAAATCTTCCTCTTTGATGATCTGAACGACGACCTGAGTGATTGGCCATTCGTGGATGACAATATACTGTGGGCATCCCTCCAGGTGATAGTCTGTGTCCTGTCTCGCGTAGAATTCTTTCCCGTCTTTGGCGACGATAGCTGTTAGCATTCCGTCCCACTTGACGAATTCATACCCGTGAAACTCTAACGTGTCGAAGAATTGTTTCGATGTCATTCTTCACCTGCCATTCTGCGAAGCTCGCGACGGTTTGCTTCTTCGTATTCATCCTGCTCCTTTTCAATCTCTGTGTGGTAGGCCTCTTCACCACTGTCGTTGATGATTTGGTTGAGGGTTTCATGAAGGATGGTTCGCAAGGCCCAGCCCAGTGCAAGATAGTTACCTCCAATCATTCTTTCGTCCATGCTTGGCGGTTCATCGCGGTTGCCTGGGTAGTGGACCCAGAGGTAAACCTCGAACCATTTTTCTCCCTTGTCTTGGACGATGTAGAACGTGTCGATTAGAGTCCCTTCCTTGTCCAGCGGGCCGATGTCCCACCAGGTTTGACAGTCGTTTGATTCTTCCTCGTTCTTCTTCACCTTGAACGAGCCGAGCTTGTGGTTCTCTGAGAGTTTCTCAAACAGAGCAATTTCAGTTTCTTGTTTCATATGATTCGAAACCTCTAGGATGGTGATTCAAAGAGGAGAAGACCCCTCGACGCGACACGTCGTCGCGTACCACGCCCACCTTAGAGGTAAATTGTTTCATTTGTCGCCGACTTGTTTGAGGTTGATCTTTTTCCCTTCGGCGTGCCCGTAGTTCAGAGCTTCCCAACTCATCTGCACCCTGCGGGCCTTCTTTTCTTTCCCTTTGTTCAGTCTCTTCTCCATCTCTTGGCGAGCCTTCATAGCTGGGAACATTTGGTACATCGCGGCCTCGACAACCTCGCTTTTCTTCCTGATTACCATCGCGAGGGTCTGCTGCTCTTCCTTCTTGAGCTTTTCAACCTCGCGCTTATTAGCCTCGATGATGCCCCAGTGTATCCCACGGTAGCAGCCGTTGGTGTGAGCGGCGCAGTATGTTAGCGTTCCAGCCGATACGGCCCGGCTGAGCGTAGCCGGAAACACCTTCTCAAGGAAAGGGTAAACCGCGCAGGCGATGGCAACATCTACTGCTTCGCCAATGATGTGAATCGCGCTGATGACCTTCCCTCCGTTGTAGTCGCTGTATTCTGAGATGATCACCTTCACCTCAAACACCTCTTGCAAGACGCCGAAAACCCAATAGTGGTAGGGCTGTTTGTATTTCGATCTCGTCTTCAGTGTTGAGTTCTTCTCGACTTCGATTCCACCTTCGATCTTGGTGTCCGGATTCAGGTTGACCGAAGCGAGGTCGATGCTGTGACGCATTGCAAGTTCTCTCGCTTTGCCCATCGCAGCCTCAATCTCACCAGGTTGCGCGGCCCGGTCGTTCGCCAGTCTGAGAATCTTCGTCAGCTTCTCAAGGATCTCGTCAGATACTTTCATCGCACACCTTTCTGGAACTTGAAGTTCTCACCTTCGAAGACATCGAAGGCTGCGTTGGTTTCCTTCCGGCCGTGAACCGGCACGGAGATCTCTGTCGCGTGGAAACCGTTCGTCATCGTGAACCTCTCGGTTGGTTTGAGCCCCTTCTCTTCGAGGGCTTTCTTAATCTTGGCCGCGAGTTCGTTGTGGCAGTAGATTCTTGAAATCGTTCTCATGTTAGCCGATCGATTTGAGGAGGTCTCGGATGAACTGTTCTGGGTTCTCCAAGTCGCTCATGTGGAAGGTGGAGCCCTTGAGATTCGGCTCAAGGTAGATGCGGCAGTA